ATTATATCGTTCACAATGTGACCGGTTCAAATATGCCGGAAAACGACGTTCAATCTCTGACGCGCTCAGCTTATAAACGAATACCATTCGGAACGAAATACTTCGAAGACACGACGACCGTCAAACGAATAAAACAAAAGGTTCAAAAAGGCGATTCGATTGACGCTATTGTGAAGTCTTTTCCAGGAATAGACAAGTCAACAATTGAAGAAGTTAACGAAGAAGTAAAAAAGAATAGTTCGATTTTTTGGACTGCGATTGTGAACAAACAAGGTGTCGAAACGATTTCAATTAATCCATTTAAATTCAAGTCGTTTCTTGAAGAAAATGGATTCAATAAATATTATCCGGAAGGTGGTGACACACCGTTGTTCGTTCGACACGAACAAAACATTGTGAATACAACGTCAATCGAAAAGATAAAGGATTTCGTTCTTGACCATTTGAAGGGGAAAAACGAATGGAGCGTTTGGAATTACGTCGCAAAGTCTTCGATTCTATTTTCTGAAAAGCATTTGAATATGTTGGATAGTATCGCTTTGAAGATGCTTCAAGACACAAAAGAACATTGCTATTTGTACTATAAAAATGGTGTTGTCAAGATTGGAAAAAAGAAAATTGACTTCCTTTCATACATTGAGGTCGACGGCTTCGTTTGGCAAAAGCATATAATCGGTCGCGATTACGTTCATTCGGACAACATCAAAAACGACTTTCAAGATTTGGTTTCGAAGGTGTCGAATGACGATTCGGTTCGATTGAAATCGCTCGAAAATACAATCGGATATTTGATGCATTCGTTCAAGGACAAGACCGACCAAAAAGCAATAATTTTGAACGACCAGGAAATAAATGACGATCCGAACGGTGGCTCGGGAAAATCTTTGATGCTCACCGCGTTATCATATTTTAAAAAAATGGTGACGATTGACGGAAAAACATTCGATCCGACGAACTCACAATTCGTTTATCAACGTGTCGATGTTGATACGCAAGTACTCGCTTTCGACGATACTAAAAAGAACTTTAATTTCGAACAATTATTCCCCTTAGTGACCGGCGGAATAACCGTAAACAAGAAAAATAAAGACGAAATTTTCATTCCTTTTGAACGTTCGCCGAAAATAATCATCACAACGAATTATGTGATTAATGGTTCGGGCGGTTCACACGACCGTCGTCGACACGAGGTTGAATTTTATCAATATTTTAGTTCGAATCATTCGCCATTAGACGAATACGGTCGACTTATTTTTGATTCCTGGAGCGAAGAAGATTGGATTTCATTCGACAATTACATGATTTCAATAACACAAACATTCTTGAACGAAGGATTGACGCAAACGGTTTCGATTAATGCTGAAGTGAAACGATTTATTCAACAAACATCCAAAGATTTTTACGATTGGATTGAAGAAGGGAATCTTCGAAAGGACGCGCGAATATATACGACGGACACGGTTAAGTTATTTAAAGAAGATAGCAAGACAAGTGACTTCTTAAACAATAGAACGTTCTTAAATTGGGTGAACAAGTATTGTGAATTGAACAAATTTGAGCTTGTCAAATCACGCGACCATATCGGGCGATATTTTATAATCAAAACGCAAGACGAAGAAATCAAAAACGTGGACGAATGTCCATTCTAAAAATATGCAAGACATTAAAACAACATTGAAAATTTTCATTCAGCTTCAAAGTTTAGTTCATTCAATTGATGAACTTTCAGAAGCGGTGATTTTCAAACAAGAATTGAAGCAAAAGACAAACAATTATTTGAAAACAATCGAAGCAAAATTGAACATTATCGGTCGGTCAATGGACGAAGACGAACAAGATTATTTCAATTCAACCGTTTCGAAAATTGACGAACTTGTCGAATCAATAAAAATAAAAGGTTTATGAAAAATATAAAAATAGGTAGTGACTTTTCCGGAGTCGGAGCGTTCGACTTCGCAATCGGAAGGATCGCAAAACAAAAAGGATTCAAAGTTGAAAATGTATTCGCTTGTGATATGGATAAATATGCTCGTCAATCATATCTTGCGAATCACGATTCACCAGGTTATTATCCGGTCAATGTTTATGACCGACCAATCCCGGAAGAGTCACTTGACATTTATATGACATCACCGCCTTGTCAATCGTTTTCTTTAGCTGGAAAAAGAAAGGGAAAAGATTCTGAAAATGGTGTGTTGTTTTTTAATAGTCACGAATTCATCAAAGAAAATAAACCGCGTTTCTTTATTTTTGAGAATGTCAAAGGTTTATTGTCGGACGATAAAGGTCGCACATTTCAAGAATGGATTGATTGGCTTGGTGGAAAATCGGTCAACGGTCTTCCGGTTCTTTTTAAGAATGAAAACGCGGTTGATTATCATATTTATTGGAAGGTTTTGAATTCAAAAAAACACGGTGTTCCACAAAATCGCGAACGTGTTTTCATTATCGGAATACGCGACGATGTTGACAACCATTTCAGATTTCCAAAAGAAGAATATTTGAAAACAAAATTGAAAGACATTCTTCAAAGCGATGTCGATTCAAAATATTTTCTAAGTGAAAAAGTTCTTGAAAATCTACTTATTTACAATCAAAGACAAAAAGAAAATAAAACAGGTTTTTCGGCAAAATTTAGAGATGTTGAAATCACAAAAACAATGGATACTTTAAAATGTGGCGGACAAGGTAAGGACGATTTAATAAAAGTAAAAAACGCAACATCCAAAGGATATGAAGTGGCAACGGACTCAGATTCAATTAATTTTTCACAACCAAATTCAAAAACAAGACGCGGTCGTGTCGGAAAAAAAGTCGCGCAAACATTGGAAACATCTTGCAATCAAGCGGTCATTGTTGGGTATACTCGAAACAAAACCGGTGAAATTAAAAAAAGACATATAAAAAATGTAGCAAACACATTGCATCAATCAACCGGTGGCGGTGGTAATACTGACCAATACGCAATGATTAATAAAACAATTCGAAAATTAACACCGCGTGAATGTTTTCGTCTTCAAGATTTCCCGGATTCGTTTGAATTTGTTGTAAGTGACACACAACTTTATAAACAAGCCGGAAATAGTATCACCGTTCGAGTTCTTGAATTGATAATAAATAATTTAAAATTATGAAATTACGACCGTATCAAATATACTTGTCCGAACGCGGTTGCGACATCTTGTCCGAACTTGGAATCGTTTATTTCGCGATGCAAGTTCGAACGGGTAAAACATTGACCGCTTTGAACACGGCACAATTGTTCGGAGCAAAGAACGTCTTGTTCCTTACAAAAAAGAAAGCAATCGGATCAATCGAAAGCGATTTCGAATCGTTCGGATTTGATTTCAAGTTGACCGTAATCAACGACGAATCGATGCATAAATTGAACGACGATTTTGACTTGATTATTCACGACGAACATCACCGCTTCGGAGCATTTCCGAAACCAGGAAAGGCGACGAAACAATTCAAGTTGTCGTTTTCACATTTACCAATGATTTTTTTGTCCGGAACACCACACCCGGAATCGTATTCACAAATATATCATCAATTTTGGATTTCACGTTTTTCACCTTTCAAGGAATTTATTTCTTTTTATAAATGGGCGAATGTGTTCGTCAACAAAACGGTTAAACATTTGGGACACGGAACGGTCAATGATTACTCCGACGCGAAACAAGATTTGATTCGACAAATAGTTGACAAGTACTTCATTCGATTCACACAAGTCGAAGCCGGTTTCGAAACCGAAGTTATCGAAAATATATTGAACGTTGAGATGAAACCGTCGACGTATAAACTCGCCGACAAATTAAAAAAAGACTTAGTCATTGAAGGAAAAGAAGAAGTCATTCTTGCCGATACCGGTGTCAAGTTGATGCAAAAATTACATCAAATTTATTCGGGAACGGTTAAATTCGAATCCGGAAACCGAATGGTTCTTGACGATTCGAAAATTCAATTCATAAAGGAACGATTCAAAGGAATTAAGATTGCGATTTTCTATAAATTCAAAGCCGAATTCGATATGATTAAAGTCGCGTTCGGTGACGATGTGTCCCAGTACGTTGAAGAATTTAATTCAACCGAAAAGAACATCGCGCTTCAAATTGTTTCAGGTCGTGAAGGAGTAAATTTGTCAAGTGCGAAATATTTAGTATATTTAAACATCGATTTTAGCGCGGTTTCGTATTGGCAATCTCGCGACCGGTTAACGACAATGGATCGAAAGTCGAATAATGTCTTTTGGGTCTTCGCAAATCGTGGAATTGAATCGAAAATTTATGCAACCGTGAAGAAAAAAAAGGATTTCACATTGTCCGTTTTTAAAAAATTATGACCGAATCGAAATATCAAAATAAGATTATAAAGGAATACGAATCGAACGGATTCTTCGTTCTGAAATTAATCAAGACGAACAAGAACGGAATTCCGGACTTGCTTTGTTTGAAGAAAGGACACGAACCAATCTTCATTGAAGTCAAAGCGAAGAAAGGTGTCGTTTCAAAGTTGCAAGAATATCGAATCAAAGAACTAACCGAATGCGGATTTGAAGCGTTCATACAACGATGTCTGAATGATTAAATTACCAATTGTCCAGGCGACCGCTTTGAGTATTGTTTTTGAAGAACAATTCGATCCGAACGAATTTTATTTTGAGTTCATCGAAATGGACGAAATACTTGATGTATTAATCGGTAACGAAATCAATCCGCACTTTTATGAACTGCTTGAATTATGTTTGAAATACGATGAATTCAACATCGGGTTTATGGTTATGATTGCGGAGTTCTTGCAACGGATCGAAGGCGAAGCGGTGACGATTGAGTTTTTCGAATTGGCTCACAATTGTAAAAAATTAAAAAATTATTTATATAGTATATTAGAATAAATTTATTATCTTTAACAAAAAAAGTAAAGTTATGAAACAAACACATTGGAAAAAACTGACAAATCCGACGTACTTAGGCGCGTATGACTTCACACCTGGTGAAAAAAGGGTGTTGACAATTGACAAAGTCGTTCAAGACAAGGTCAAAGGACAAGACGGAAAGGACGAAGATTGCACAATTTGTCACTTCGTCGGATCAAAGCCTATGATTCTGAATGTTACTAATTGTAAAGCAATCGCCAAAGCGCACGGAACGAACTTCATCGAAGAATGGAGCGAAAAGAAAGTGACTTTGTTTGTGACAACCGTGTCCGCATTCGGTCAAGTTGTTGAAGCATTGCGAATCGAACAAATCGAACCAAAAGAAAAGGCACAAATTAGCGACAAGCGATTCGAACAAGGACGCAAAGCAATCGAAGAAGGCAAGACGACAATCGAATCGATTATGAATGCTTACAAGTTGAGTGATGAACAAATCAAAATCTTGACGAAATGAAAATAAGATGTTCACAATTAGGTCGAATAATGACCAACCCAACAAAGAAGGAAATCGAAGCCGGTGAAATATTGTCGAAAGGTGCGAAGACATATCTTCGTCAAATCGCAAAGGAACATTTCTTTGAATACCGATCCGAAATCGATTCAAAATATATCGACAAAGGAAATGCAGTCGAACAAGATTGTATCGAATTATACAATCAAGTTCACTTCACAAACATTCAAAAGAACACCGAACGAAAGGCGAATGAGTTCTTGACCGGTGAATGTGATTCGTTTGATGAAAATACAATTTTTGACGCGAAGTCGTCCTGGTCGCTTGAAACGTTTCCGGCAACAAAGGATGAAGCATTGCAAAAGTCGAACGCGTCACTTTACGAATGGCAAGGTCGCGGATATATGATACTATATGACAAGCCGAAATTCGAACTATTTTACGGAATGGTATCGACACCGATTGATTTACTAAAGGATTGGGACAATCATTCGATTCATTTAGTCGATCACATCGCGCCGGAACATAGATTGACATCAATCGTTTATGATCGTGACGAAAGTATTGAACAAGACATCGAAGACAAATGTCGAGCTGCAATAAAATTCATCGAAGAAGTTATTAATCAAATCAAAAATAAATGAAGTTACAAGGAATAATTAAACTCAAACAAGACGTTCAACATTTTGATAAAGGATTCAAAAAACAAGTGATTGTCTTGACCGTGACCGACGGAAAATTCGAACAACATCTCCCGATTGAGTTCTTGAAGGACGCGACCGACTTATTGACAGAGTTCGAAACAGGTCAAAAATGCGAGGTCGATATTAACCTTCGCGGTTCTGAATGGAATGACAAGTTTTTCGCATCAATTCAAGGGTGGAAAATTGAAGCGAAGTTTTAAAAGCCTAACCGACACACTATTGTCGAAGAAAAATTGTTCGGTGCGTGACGGTGGAATGTATATTTCCGACCTTCACGCATTCGTTCGATTGGATATTGACATTGTCGAAGGCGAAAAGAATCCGAAGTTGTCAACAAAATGTAAAATGTTAAAAAAGAATTTAGTATATTTAGTCGATAACTTTGATAAATTCAAAAAAAATGCGCCGAATATAAGATGACATTCTTCGAAACCGAACGACCTTATTTGATTGCTGACAAGATTACAAACGAATCAATCTTGTCGCCGGATTTGGTCGCACACGTTTTTTTTATTATGGAAAAACGAACGGACATCGAAGACGAAGCTTCCTTCTTTTCAAGGACTGCATATCAACAATGGAATTGGTACAACTCAGAATTCAATCGGCTACACCGAACGAATGAACTTCGGTTCGAAAATAACGGACAAATTCACGATCCGAGCGAAGAAATAATAATTGATAACGGTTCAAAATACCTGGAGTTCCTTCGGTACTATATGAATAAGAAACCGGACACACCTGAAGAATGGTTCAAAATTAAGGTCGGTCAAATGGTCATCGACGGGTTGACATACCGACAAATCGAACAACGAACAAAACTAAACAAACGATATATTCACGACACAATTAAACAATTAAAAAATGATATTTTTACTTCTTTTCACGGCGACCGCGATCGGTATAATTCTGATTAATTTCAAACTACCTAACATCAAACCGTTCAATTGCGCTCCTTGTCTTTCGAGCTGGGTCGCGTTGGGTCTATTACTTTGGGTGATGCCTGAATATTGGTGGGTGTTTCCTTCCGCTTATTTATTAACTTCAATCGTTTTTATATATGAATCCAAGTAAAGAACTTCAAGGTCAACTTGACCGATTATCAAAGACCGGTTCGTTCAACATCTCAATGACGTTGAAAAAAGAACTTCAAGAACTGACCGTTCAAATCGGTTGCAATAAATTGGTCAATATGGACTGCGGATCGTGTGTCAGAAAATCAATGCACGATGTCAACCATTATTTAAATGGACGAAAAACAAAACCGGTACTGCAAAAAATAACGTTCGAAAAGAAATCGACCGAAATGACGTACAAAGAAATGCGCCGATTCGCCAAAGCTAAAGGACATCGCTTAAAGAATCCAACAAAAGAAGAACTAATCAAAATCATATCGAATGAAAATTAAAGACCTAAAAGAAGGTTATCGAATTGAATACAAATTCATTTCCGAAGAACAATTGAAATACGCTCAAACTCCGGTTCTGAACCTGGAACAAGCCGAAGCGAAAATGACCGAATTATCCGAAGACCTATCCGTTCAAGACTTTATACTTTTAAAAGTGAAGTATTTCGATAAGTTAAATTAATAGTATATAGTAAACAAGTATACACTATAAGTCGATGAACAAGAAAAGTCAAGAATTTATATTATCACTTGAAGACAAAGCCGATCAATACTTGGCGGAATGTTTAGCGCATACAAAACAACACGCGACCGGAAGTGGAAAAGTCG